CAGCAGTGACTGACGTAACATCTGCACTTGATGTGGCAACACTTAGATTGGGTGGTACTGCCGTATCATCGACAGCAACAGAATTAAATATTGTCGATGGAGACACAAGTGCAGGAACTACGGCAGTTGCAGCAGGTGATGGTATTGTAACAAATGATGGTGGCACAATGAGACAGACCACTGCCGCTACATTTTCTACATACTTCAATGCTAATCTTGTAACAGTGCCAAGTGCCATAACATCTTCTTCAGCTACACTTACACCTGGATCTGCTCAATCAATATATCAAAAAGTAGATACATCAAGTAATAACGTAGCCTTAACTTTAGCGATAGGCAGTTTAGCGATAGGTCAATACATAATCGTGGATAAAACAAGTTCATCTAATACATTAACTTTGAGTTATCCATCTAATTCACAAGGTGTAAGTCTTGGTAGTTCTGTGTCTTTTGCAATAGCGATAAATCAAAATGGAAGTATATTTACTTTTGTAGAATCAATTAAATTTTAGGTGATACATGGCAATACCATTAATATCAAACGTAGGATTTACTGAAGTTAGTTCAAGTGGTAGTTTAAATACTAAAGCTGGTGATAAGACTAAACTTCCAGTGCAGTTTTTTAAACTTTCAGATAATATTAGTGGTAATTTAAGTTTAGATAATAATTCTGCACATAAAAAAATAATACTTGATACAAATGGTAATAACATTACTAACTCTAGTGGATCACCATTGACAACAAATTCTAGTACAACACTTGAGTTAAAAGGAAGTGGTAACGTACAATCTACACTAAAAACATTTACGTCATCACAAAGTTCAACTAGTAACTCTGGAACAACTACAATAAGTGAAGCAGATAATTCTACAGTTGTTGTACAGACTGACACACATACTTTTGATACTGCTTTAGTTAGTGATAGTAGAGGTTCTGGTGCTTCTTCTGGATCTGGTGGTGGTGTTAGTTTTGGTGATGGAAACACAACTATTAGAAGACCACAAGATTCATCTAACACTACTGGTCTAGTTAATGAAACATATTATACAACGGGTTTTACAACTCTTTTTGGTGGGGTAGGACTTGACAACATAGATAGATCTGATTTTGGAATGTCTTTTACTCATGCTTTTATGGAAGATGGTACACCAATAAGTGGTCGTATTTCAGGTCCTTCAACTTCTGGTGGGACAGGAGGCACAAGCACATTTGATGGTGGCACTTCAAAACGACCAAGCACAAATACAACTCACTCTCATGCAGGTGCTACATATCGTTTTATGAAATGGGATGATGCTTTAGTTGGTGTAAATAATGGTAATTCAGGTAGTTTTGATATTGAAATGTTTATAGATTCAAACACAGGTAAAGCCGTTGTTAGAATAATAGGTGGTCGTGGAGCTTTTAATCAAATTAAAAATGTAAGTGTTACAGGTCCAACAGCAGGTAGACGATTTATATTTACGAACAATTTATCAATATCATGTGTTTTATCTGGAAGTGATCCGTTTAGTGCAACAGTATCTGCTGGTGCTACGAATACTGTAAACAGAGATTCAACAGATGGTTCTTTTAGTTTAACTGGTACTATATCTGGTAGTGATGGTAGTAGTAGACCTTTTGCTTTAAAAGAGATTAATGACGGAAGTGGTAGCGTAAATGAAGACGCTTATACAGGAACTAAATCAGTGAGTGCGTTCTAATGCCGATGACAGCTTTAAAATTTAAACCTGGTATTGTATCTGACATTACATCTTACAGTAACGAAGGTGGCTTTGTTGATGGAGACAAAGTAAGATTTAGGTTTGGTTTTCCAGAAAAGTTTGGTGGTTGGGAGAAGTATAGTACCAACCAGTATCTAGGCAGTGCCAGAAGACTACACAACTGGGTTGCTCTTGATGGCTCTGACTTTATGGGTGTTGGAACACATCTTAAATACTACATAGAAGAAGGTCAGACATTTAATGATATTACACCGATTAGATCAACAGTAACAACTAATGTTACTTTTACAACAAATACCACTAGTGGCACAGCATCACAAGTTATTGTTAATTCTAACGCTCATGGTGCAAATGTTAACGATTTTGTTACAATAACAAATGCTAATGGGGCAGATGCAGTTGGTGGAATACCTGCATCTGCTATTGGAGACTCTAATGGGAAAGAACATCAGATAATAGAACTTGTAAGTTCTAATGCATTTAAAATAGATGTTGGAAGTGATGCCACTAGAGCTGAGACAGGAATAGCAAAAAGTTCAGGAAGTGTTACTTTAGATTTTCAAATAAACGTAGGACTTGATAATACAGTTGGTGGAACTGGTTGGGGTGCTGGTCAATGGAGTGGTACAACATCTGGTGCTTTAGCAACACAACTAGCAGAAGCATTAGATGCAAGTGAAACTGCAATAGATGTGGACAGTGCAACAGGAATCACGGCTGGTGATTTGATATTAATAGAAGAAGAACTAATTACTGTCGGTACAATAAGCACTAACACTTTAGGAACTGGTGGAGGTCCATCAACTAGAGGTGCAAGTGGTACAGCCGCAGCAACACATGCAGATAATACACTTGTAAGATTAGCAACTGGTAATGCAGACTCTGTTAATGACTTTGTTGGATGGGGTAATGCAGCAAGTGTCACGGTTCCTGGAGCACAGATTAGATTATGGTCACATGATAATTTTGGTGAAGACATAATTATAAATCCAAGAGATGGTGGATTATTTTACTGGGACAAAACAAATGGTTTAGGCACCAGAGCGGTAGAGCTTAGTGCAACGAGCACATATTCTGGAGAAACAAGTGTGCCAACTATTGCTAAACAAGTTCTTGTATCAGACCAAGACCGACATGTTATCGTGTTTGGTTGTGATGGATTAGGTGCAAACTCGTCTGCTACACAAGGAAATGGAGTACAAGATCCATTGTTGATACGTTTTTCTTCACAAGAAAACCCAGTGGATTTCTTTCCAACTGCTACAAACACAGCAGGTGATTTAAGGTTAGGTGGTGGATCTACCTTCGTACAAGCTGTTGAAACAAAACAACAGATACTCGTCTTCACTAATAAAACACTACACGCTATGAAGTTCATAGGTCCACCATTTACATTTGGTTTGCAAGAACTATCAAAGAACATAACTATAATGAGTCCTTTTTCTGCAATAGCTGTTGAAGATGCAGTGTTTTGGATGGGTGTAGATACGTTCTACGTTTATTCTGGTGGTCAAACAATACAACTACCATGCACAGTTAAAGACAAAGTGTTTTTAGATTTTAACTTTGAAGAACGAGACAAGGTGCATGTAGGACTTAATTCTGAATTTAGTGAGATCTTGTGGTTTTATCCGTCATCTGCTGGTACAGAAATAGATAAGTATGTTGCCTATAATTATTTAGAAAAAGTTTGGTACTATGGCACACTTGTAAGACAAGCATGGCTCGATAGAGGTATAAGAAACTTACCACAAGCCACTGGTAATCAGTATCTTTACAACCATGAAGTAGGATTTGATGATGATGGATCTGCTATGACATCATTCATTGAATCTTCAGCTATTGATATAGGAGAAGGCGATAAGTTCTTGTTTATAAAGCAAGTTATTCCAGACATTACATTCAACGGATCTACGAGTGTTAATCCAGACGTAGCCTTTACTATGAAATCAAGAAATAATCCTGGTGCTAACTTTAATGAGTCAACATCTAATACAGCACAAAGATCTGCAACTAGTCCAGTAGAACAATTTACAGAAAAGTTAAATTATCGTTTACGAGGTAGATCTTTTGCTTTAAGAATTGATTCCACATCACTAGGAACAAAATATAAATTAGGCACACCTAGAGTAGATATAAGAGAGGATGGTAGACGCTAATGCTTATAACCAGTATTCCTCAGTATATTCAAGGTATAACAAACGCAAAAGTAGATTTAACTACAACAAATGATACAGTTTTGTTTACAGTTCCTAGTGATGCCGATTTCAATGCAGCCGTTGTTAACTCTATACTAGTATCAGAGGACAGTGGAAATGCAGACACGATAACAGTTACACTTGTAAGTGGCAGTGACACATTTAGTTTATTCAAAGTCAAAGCCGTGGGAGCTAACACAACTGTAGAATTACTTACAAAAGATTTAATATTGCAGAGTGGAGAGATATTAAAAGTGCAGGCCGCAACTGCAAACAGATTGCATGTTGTAGCTAGTATTCAAGAATTGTCTAAAACAAGAGTAACAACGAGTGCGATAACTAGAATATAACATTGAACAAAAGTGTAATTATTGATAGAGTATTGAATCATGGGTATTTTTAAAAGTTTTAAAAAGATTCTTAAGAAAGCAGCGCCAGTTATAGGTGGAACCATCGGTTTTGCTCTTGGTGGTCCACTCGGTTCTGCTGCCATAGGTTCTGCTTTGGGTGCTGGTATAGGATCACTCGCTGCAGGTTATGACACAGATGACGCATTGAAGGCGGCACTTCTTGGTGGTATTGGTGGATACGCTGCGAGTGGTAGTTTTTTCACTCCAAAAGCCGCGGCACTTCCCACACAATATGGATCTGGAGCCATGGCAACTGGTGAACTGGCAGATATAGCAGTAAAGTCAGCAGATACTCCAAGTTTTTTTAACAAGGCAATCGATTTTGCAAAAGAAAACTCATATATAACTTCCGCAGGTATTGGGACTCTTGCAGCACTAGGTGCAGAAGAGCCAGAACAACAAAAATTTAAACGAAGACCAGATCCAGTTGGTGAATCTATGTTAGGTATTGGCATTATTGGCGATAAGAGTTATGATCTAGATGATGATGAAGAGAGAAAGAAGTATTTTGAAGACCTAAGAGAAAAGCAAGGTATTATGCCAAGAGACAGAGAAGTAGGTATAGACCCAATATTCTCTGCTAGTGGTGGTGAGGTAAACGGACCTGGAACAGGCACAAGTGATTCTGTACCAGCAAGGCTATCAGATGGTGAATTTGTACTAACTGCAAAGGCAGTTAGAGGAGCAGGTGGTGGAGACAGAGACATCGGAGCTGCAAGAATGTATGAAATGATGTCTGAACTAGAGAGGGTCGCATAATGGCTACACAAACAGTTATACAAGAAGCAAGACTACCAAAGTTTCAAGAGGACTTTTTAGCAAATATTTTTAAGAGTGCAAAGAATCTAGCAGATGACGGCACTATGCCTTTTGCTCCATCAAAACTAGCAGATCTTTCTCAAGGACAACAACAAGCAATAACATCAGCACTTCAAGGTGTTGGCTCTTTTCAACCTTTTCTGCAACAAGGAGCACAAGCCATTGGACAAGGCATTGGACAGTTAGGAACTGCACAAAACTACGTTGCAGGTGCTGGTTTTTCTCCAACTGACTATCAACAGTTTATGGATCCTTATACAGAAGATGTCATTGCAGCAACACAAGCCGACATAGCAAGACAAGGTGCTATGCAACAGAATCAATTAGCAGCAAGTGCCGTGGGCGCTGGTGCATTTGGTGGTTCAAGACAAGGTATTGCACAAGGTGAAATTGCAAGAAATGTCATGGATCAACAAGCAAGAACTGGTGCACAATTAAGATCACAAGGTTTTCAACAAGCACAAAACTTAGCTCAACAAGCAGCACAACAACAATTAAAACAAGCACAACTTACTGGACAGTTGGGTCAAACTGTCGCGGGTCTTGGTACACAAACCGCGGCTCTTGGTCAGTTAGGACAACAAATGGGTGTGCAAGATATAAATACATTACTTGGAATAGGTGGTCTGCAACAAGGTCAAACGCAAAAACAACTTGATATTGATAAACAAAATCTATTAGCTCAACAAGCATTGCCTTTCCAAAAAATAGGTTTCTTATCTGATATTTTTAAAGGTGTACCATCACTGCAACAGACTGCGACTACGACCAGTACGCCTCGACCTAGCACAGGTTCACAACTTCTTGGACTAGGGATCGCGGGTCTTGGAGCAGTTGGCGCTGCAGGTGGTTTTCCTAATTTCTTTGGACGAAGGACTCCAGCATAATGAGTGTATTTAACAGACCAATGTTCAGAGTGCCTGGCATGAACAATCAAGCCTCTGGTATCATGGCTTCCAGTCCAAATCTGATTAGAGCAAGTGTAGCAAATGCAAATCCATTATTGACGGGATCTGCCACAAATACTTTTCAAATACCCATGTATAAAGATGTGAAGCCAAGCGTAGCAGAATTGATAGGAAATCCTACGACTTTTCCGAATGTCATTGATTCAACTCAAAAGATAAATACTGGAGACATAGAAGGGATCGGCACAGAAGAACAAAGAAAAAAACAATTAGAAAAAAGTAATTTAGAGAAGCTAAAAGAAGCTGCAAGAAAACAAAAGATAAAAGATGCACCCAAAGTGGTTGATTCTTTTGATCCTGAAGAGGCATTAAAAGGCAAAACTCAAGTAGGAGCTGGAATGGATGACGCAGATGCAGATTATTTTGGTGGAGATGTGCCTGTTACAGAAGCTCCTTTTACAAATGAGGGATCTGGTAAAGCAGATTTAAAACCAAACCCAAACGCTGGGACAACACCCGAACCAAATATTTTAAGTGGCTTTCAGTCAAAACAAAAACAGTTGTCTGATAGGATGCAGACGGCAGTTGCTAATTTATCCACAGGCCTTGCAAGTGCAGAGGATATAAAACTGGGTGGTAAAACAGTTGTTGAGAATACAAACGCATTAGTAGCAAAAATGCAAGAAAAAGGACAAGAACCTACACTTGCAGACGTACAAGATGATGCAATAAAATTATTAGGGTTTGACCCACGAGAACTAGAAGGTGAGTTTGAAGAAGATAGAAAAGCGTCTATATTTTTAAACATGATGAAAGCTGGTCTTGCTATCGCAGCTGGTGAAAGTGACAATGCCATAACAAATATAGCAAGAGGTTTTGGTGTAGGACTTCAAGGATACGGAGAGGATGTAAATCTCCTTTCTAAAAATTTAAGAGAAGATAGACGAGAAGCACGAAACACTATGTATAATCTTTTAAAAGACGCTAAGTCAGAGGCTCTTGCAAAGAGAACTTTGGAACTACAACAGATGGAAGGTGTTGTAAATATTCAAAGACAACTTGTGGGAGATCAAAGACAGAAAGCACTGGATCAATTCAATAAACAGATTACAGAATTGAAGTTTAGCTCGGATTTATTAGGTGCAGCTGCTGATATGCAATTTAAAGAAAAGCAATTAGAAGTCACGAAAGATAACGTAGAAAAAACATTTAGAGCGGCTATCTTAAGATCACAACCAGAAATCATCTCGTTGTTAAAAGCAAATAAAGACATGAAATTAAAACAAGGTATCACAACAGAAATACCTTATGGAGAAGAAGGTTATTTAGATCAATACGAGTTGACTCCGAAAGGTGAAAAAGCCATTTCCGATTATCTAAAAGAATTGAAAAAAGGTAAAGGCGGTCTAGGACAAAGTTTTAGTGAGTTTAATATAAAGAGAACAAACATTGCTAACACTGGACAGGTTAGCATAGTTCCAAAACCTCCAGGTTTTGGAGACGCTAACGATGATATTAAAGAATCTTATGGTATAGCTGGTGAACAGTTAATGGAAGATTTAGGTAGTTTATCAGATCCTATTGATAGATTTAACAGAATTGTTGAATTTGTAAGAAGTCAGAAGAGAAACTTTCCAGGTATAACCATACCAGAAAATTCACTGTCTGGAGATGTTAAGAAATATTTACAAGGCAGTAAAAGTGGTGGTGGCACAAACCAAGATGATTATGCAGATGTTCTAGAACTAAGCACTGGTGGTTAAATGCCTAGTTATGTAGTAAATGGTAAAACTTATTTTATCAAAGAAGATCTTACGCAAGAAGAAGCAGAGGCTTTTATCAAAACTCGCTTTGGTTCTTCAGGCGATCAAGCCACTGCACAAGAAGGAACAAGTAATTATCTAGATCCAGAAGATGAGGGAACTCTACAAGAAATAGCAGAGGGTGTAGGATCTGGATTAATAGCCATACCACAAGGTATAGCAGAAACTGTGACAAGTATTATAGATCTTGGTGCAGGCACTAATTACACAGATGCTGTAGTTAGAGGTTTCAATAAAATGAGAGACGATCTTGGTATCGATCCAGCGGGAGCCGCTGGTAAAATAACAGAAGGTCTTATTCAGTTTGGTATTCCAGGTCTTGGAGCCGCGGCTGCCGTATCAAAGTTTAGTAAACTTGGTAAGTTGGCACGAGGCACACGAGGCATGAAACCTGATGCTGGATCTTTGAAAACCATGAAGATCACAAAGCAACCTCTTGAAATGAAAGACTTAACTAAAAGTCAAAAACTAGGACTGGCGGCACAACAAATGGCGGCGGCAGGTGCAGCAGATGCAGTTGTAGCCACAGATGGCACACAATCTTTGGGTGATTTTTTTGAAGGTGGCTACGGTCCTTTTTTTCAAACTGAAGATCTTATAGGATTAGAAGGCAGAGAAAGAGCTGCAGCTAGAATATACAATAAAGTCATGGCTCATGGTCTTTCTGGGTCACTTCTTGCTGGTGCTTTACCACCAGTGATTGGTGCTGGTCTTAGCACTTCTGCAAAAATAGGAGCCAGAGCGGGAAGAGAAGTTGGTCTTGCAGTGCCAGGCGCAGCGATTGGTGCTGGTGCGGCTACAGTTGATGAACTGGCTCAAGGCAAAGATGTAGAAGATATAGATTTTGGAAAGGTGGCAACTGGTGCAGCGTATGGTGCAGGTATCGGTGCTGGTGCTGGAGTAAGTTCAAGAGTGTTGAGAGCTGGATCCAAAAAAGCAGCAGAAGCTATTGCAAAACAAGAAGAAAGATTTTTAAAAGGTGAGTCCTCTGATCCAGGCCTTATTAATACATTAGACAGAGCTGTTGCTAGAACTTTATCTGCCTTCAGATATAGATCGTTCTTGCCAGGTGACGTAGCAAGAGTAAAGTCTCTAGTTAATCCAGCTATAGAAGGTGATATCAAAAAAGCAGAGAAAGCATTAAAAGAAGTTGATAGACAAATCGCAGAGGTTCTAAGTCCAAGTAACAAAGAATTTTCAGAATACAGAAGACTGCCAGATTTTACAAAACAAAAACTTATAAACAACTTCATGGATGTTTTAGAAGGAGCAACAGAAAAAGATTTAGAAATACCTAAAGCATTGTTTGACAAATTTCTAAAAGCAAAAAATATTATTGACGATTTATCAGAGAGGGTTATAGACACTGGTGCTGCTAAAAGTTTACCAGAAGTGTCAACTAGTGGTCTGATGTCTAGAAGACAATTTGTAGAACAAGTCAAAAATAACATAGAAAATGGTGGTTATCTTTCCAGACAATATCAATTATTTAACGATGATAATTTTAAATTAGCACCCGACATGAGAGAGGCTCTTGTAGATCAGATTGTAGATGGTAAAGCAGTAGACATAAAACATGTTCAAAAATTTTTAAAAGATGAACCAGAAACTTTTAGAATTTCTGATGAGTTTGTAGACACATTTAGATCGTTACAGAGAGAAGGTCCAGAGGGTGTCGGTCAGTTTGCGTTAACAAGACGACAAGCAGAACGGTACATAGACAATGTTACAAAATATTACAAAA